TGAAAATATTTTGCATTATAACTTTCAGCATTTTGTACACTTGTAATCTTTAGAAATTTACTTGGGTTATTAATTTGTTTTAAGTATGGTTGTATTACAGCTCCCCAGACGAGTCGATTTTTATTTAATTTTTGAGCTATATAAGGATCTATTGTAAAATAGTAATCAAAGTTATCTAAACTATCTGTAAATTTAACACCCTTCATTTCCGGAAACAATTCATCAACCGAAAAAAGATTAGATATTAATTGAAATTTATTTTCAGGGCCTATTGTAGAAGAAAAATTTGCTCCTGCAGCAAGAGTTGCTTTTTCAGTTGCAAAATAGCACTCAATATTCATTGAGGTTAGGTTTTTCCAGATATGGTATGCATAGTCTGGATGGTGATTAAAAATTAAAACTTTCATTTTTTAAATAATTTTTTTGCTAACTTAATAGGTTCGGCATCTTCTTTTTGTTCTAATAAACTAAACAATTGTTGTTTATAGTGGTGTCCACCATGAAAACCAAAATGAGCATCTATAGTTATATTTTTTTCGTTTAAATCTATCGGGCATTCAAAAGAAAATCTTTTGGCTGTTTTTACGTCTGCAAATTTTATACCTTTTTCTTTTAACTCTTTTCTTTTTAAGATACAAAAAAAGTTATCTTCAGGGACAAATTCTGGATTAGGATATGGTAATTTAGAAGCCTCTTCTAATATTTTTTTTGTTCGTAAGGAAAAACCACCATTACCAACAATAATAGGTGTTTGATTAATATCAACCCCCATACCACATGTATGCATACCGCGATGAGATAATAATAAATCCCAGGGTGCACCTATATAATCAAAGTTTAAAAAATCATCAGTCCACATTAATGGGTTTGTTACAAAACCATCTGGTTGAACTAACAAGACATGACTTGTGTTAATGTATTTGTAAAGTTGTTGAGCACAAAATAAACTATACTCACCAAGACTACTAATTTTTGGTATAATAACTGTATTAATTCTAGAGTGTTTAGTATCGCTCAGCAATAAAGTTTCTCCGAAATTAATATACCGAGAGCTGTACTCTATTGCAAGCGCGCTTTTTTCAGGGTCTCGAGTATTAATAGAGACAATAGTAACATCTTTAAGATTTAACATATTGATTCAACTGTGTAAGAATTTCTGAATAATCGGGCATTCGGTAAAATATTAAATTTTTTGTCTTTTTGAAATTAACACTTTTTCCAAGTACGTCTGGGCGACGACCATTTGCATAAATGGGCATAAAATGAGCACCTTCCATGTCTAATATGACATTAACTAGACCTGTTTTTGCACAAATTTGAGTTAAATTAGCTGTACCGGTTTGATTTTGTATAGCAAATAAACAATTTTCTGAATTTAGTAACGAGCACCAATCCTGTAAATTTACAATATGTATATCCCTTAACTGCTTAAACACATCATTATGAAAACCTGTAATATATATTGGTAGTTTATATTCTTGTTGTAATTTCTCAACAAGACCTAAACTATAATCATCAGGCATATTGAGCTGTTCTCGATGTTTTCTAATACGTCTGTTTAAACAAATAAATTTTGTTTTAGGTACTATTGAGGTGTTAAAATCTAAATTAGTTATTAAATCAAAGTCTTCATCAAAATATCGATACTTTGGTTTTGAATTAACAAAATACAATTCTTGGAAATCTTTTGTTTCTTGAAAAATAGTTTCTAAAAAATATTCAATAGAGTCGTATTGCTCAACAACTTGCTGTTTTCGTATTTTTTCAAACTCTTTCCAATTAATTGTTTTAATCTGTTTACTATATAAAAATTCTCTACCTGTACATGTAACGACAATATCCTCATTACAATTCAGTTTTTTAAGATTAATAAAACGTTTAGCCAGTAAATGTGTTGATATAACTTCCCAACCTAATTCATAATAGTTCTCGAGGGGACCGGTTTGTAGATCCCGGTCACTATGTACTTCTCTTCCTGCTATAAAATATTTCATATAAAGACTTTTAATGTATCAACGTTTACACAATTACTGTAAGAAAATTTACAATTTTCATCTAGATAATACAAAACTTTTTTATTTTCAAAATTATTTTTATTCATTACTGAAAACCATGGCCCTGTATTAATGCCGATAATTTTTTGTGTAAAAATCGATAGTTGTCCTATTTTATAAACTGATAAATTAAAATCCAGAGTACAAGGTATATTTTTAACTGGTTTGGTAGTGATGATTTTTTTATGTTTAAATTTCTCTATAAATTCATTTTCATGAATGTTTTTAGATAGTTGATTGCTTAACGGTGTTGAGTTTATTAAAAGTATGTCCCACTCTTTATTGGTGGGGTTTAGTGCATTAATATAAGGGAGTAAATCCTCAATCTTTTTAAATGGACACTCAATTTGTAAACCCTTACAAAGTTTGATATAAGATGATAAGCGTAATTCACATAAATTAAAAGGTATAAACGGTATTCCAAATTGACCTACCCAACCGCGAAAACTGTTTGAAGGTGCATTATCATAAGGTTTTACAATAATCTTATTATTATCTTCTATAAAATCTTTTACTTGTTCAATATGTTTATCTAAAACATAATAATAAAAAACAAACTCTGGATATTTTTTTAAAACTTCATTTAAAAAATGAGTGTGTAAAAGACAGTCTCCTAAATGAGTTTCACTTTGGGTATGAAAAGTTTTACTCATATTTCTTTTTAATTTGTTTAATGATGTTTATAGTTTCTTCTTTTGAAGCTGTAGTCGCGTGAGGGTTACGAACATCGAATCCAAACTTTTTAGCAAAATGATCTGCAGCTTTGTGAAAATTTTCGATCCATTTTTGATCTCTACGAATTTCACTACCTGAGTGAGCACTATCAATTTCTTCAATATATTTGTTACTATCTGCAATATCTGCAAACCAACGAAATGGTGGATGCATACCAGCTTTAATAATAGCGGCTGTATGATCGACATGCTCCATTGCGTTGTAATAGAACTCATCCATAAGGCCTACCTCTTCAATACTTCTTTTTGTATACATTGAAAATGCGCCATAAACATTTGGATATAAGCAAACCGATATTTCAGGTGAATAATCTAACTTTAAACGAATAGCAGGTGTGCCATCAGGTTTATAGTTATCTAAACCATGAAAAGCGAAATTAAAATGTTGAATGCCTGATAATTTTGATGCTTGTATATATTTTTCAAAAACTGTTTTATCTTTTATAACAATATCATCTTCTAAAAGAAAAATATAATCACAATTTTTAAGTATTCTTAATGCTTGGTTTTTAGCTTTCCCGACACCTTGTTTTGATGGATTATTATTATGAACTTTTATTTTACCACCGTCTAACTGCTTTTCACCATCATTGACAATGATGAGTTCATTGATAGAAATACAATCAAGAGACTTGACTAGTTTTTTAAGATAATCAGGTCTATCACATGTTACAATACCAACTCCAATTTTAGTGCTCATTTACCGTTTGTGAAAATCTGTAAAGCTCTATACATTTATCGAGAATATCTTTTTTAGGCACGGGTGTATCTAGTAAGTTTACAAATTCATGTAAAGCAGTATCGATATCAATGGACACTTCGTTAAGTTCAGTAGCCGATAACTGTACAGCTTCAAAAATATTAAAATCTGTTCTAATATGTTTTGGTTGATACTGATTAAACTTATGAAGCATCACATTTAAAATTTGCTCATTTACGTTTCTATCAACACAAAGACTAATGAAGTTGTTTTGTAACTCATCAGAAATATTTTCTAAGGCTATTTTACCATCAAGCAATTCAGAAATTTTAATTTTTTTATGCTTTGGTGTTGCATGATTTTCTACAAGCTCAAGTGACAGATCATCAGTATCTAAAATAGTGAATCCTTTTGTTTGTTCTCTATCACCAAAGTCAAGTTCGTAAGGAGACCCAAGATAGATAATAGATTTACCGTTTGTATACTTTCTATGATCTCTGCAATGGAAGTGTCCTGTAATAACAAGCTTAGATTTGTCAAGTAGCGTTTCACTCTCAAACCCATGGTCACAAACCTTATGAGTATTCATTTTAAAGTTAAGGATTTCAAAATGACCAACTATTACGTCACAAAGAGGAATTTCTTCGAGAGGAGTACCCCAAGGGCAAAATGCAAACTTTTTACCGTTAATGTTATTAATAGCTAATTCTTGATAAACAGTGACGTTTTTATAGCCGTTAAGAATTGAAATTGAATTAACGTCGGATTTATCTTTATAATAACAATCATGGTTACCAGTTATAGCAACAATATTATAGTTAGAAAGAATATCAAAAAATTTACGTGCACAGTGAATTGTATTAACACCTATTTCGTGACGATTATGAAAAATATCCCCAGCAATAATGATATCTTTGATGTCTCTAAGTTTGAGCTCTCTATCGAGCCATTGTGCGAAATTTAAAGCAATATCATGCCAGGTGTGCGCATTTTGATGAACACCAAGATGAATATCTGAGATACAAGCTACTTTGTTTGAATTAAACTGCATTACTGATTTTCGGGACGATAAGAATCGTCATACTCCGTATCAAATTTAGAATTTTTCTGAAAAGGTATTTGACCAGACTCTGTAAGAAGAGAGTATACTTCATTTTGATAGCGATGAATAGTGTCATGTTCTTTCTTTTCTTTCTTAATACGGTTTTGGAAAGCTCGATATGCAACTTTTGTAAAATATGAGAAAGGGTTATAACCTGACTTACATTTAAAACGCTTACGCGTCAAAGCTGTAATCATTTTAATAATAGCATCTCCAATCATTTCTTCTTTATAAGAATAATTGATAAAGTTTTGAGCATAACCAAGTCGTGTAGCAATTTTTTGAATCATATCTGCTAAATCAGATGGAATATCTTTTCCGCCCTTATCATAATATTCAATAATAAGGTTTTCCATCTGAATAGGATCAACGTAGTTTGGTTTTAATTCTTCTTTAGTTCGACGAACACGTTTCTTTTTTATCTTAATATCTGAATCCCATAGGGAGGCAAAATCATCTTCAGCGTTAGGGTCATTTTTAAAATCTTCGTCTTTAATTTTTCTTTTACGAGGAAACGGCATAATAGGTAAGTATAGGTTAAACCGACAATAAATCAACTTTCGTATAACTCTGTAATTGAATATGGTATTTGTTCTCTATCATAAAGTGCTAATCTCTCTACAACATGTTTATTTCCATACCGAAGATTGTCCCAAATATCAAAGATAGTGGCTCGTTTTTTACTAGCATGTTTTCTTAAACTTCTACCGATAGACTGAATAATTTTAATACGAGCTTTTCCAATAGCGGCAAAAATAATATTGTGGAGGTTTTTAATATTAATACCTGTTGAAAAAATCTTGGAAATAGCAATACAAGCTACATTATCGTGCTCTTCCATAAGTTTACGGATCATTTCTCGTTCTTCAATTTCTATAGCACCATGAACAAAATGAACCTGCTTTGTAGTATTTTCTTGTAATACTCTTAAAAGCTCTTCGCCGTGTGCTATGCGATCAACCATAATAAGAGTATTCTTATCTGCTTTATTAACAAGTTTAGTTATAATCTCGTTTCTAAATTTATTAGTTTGTAACCAAGTTATTTCTTCTTCGTAACCCGCAGTTGGATTATGCATTGAAGGTATTGTAAATTGAGGAACATTTTTGTAGTTAAGTTTTAAAGAGGCTACATGAACCTGTGAAATATATTTTTGTTCGCGAAGATCGGCTGATTGCTTGAAGTAAATAACCTTACCTATCTTCCCGAAAATGTTCCATTGGTCGATTTTATCGTCTGGCAAAGTTCCTGTAAGTCCGTAGCGAAAAGCTGCAGGAATTTTGTCCACCACTTTATTAATTTTGTTTCCATAACGAATCTTGTGTACTTCGTCAATAACAAGAACACTTATATCTTTTAAGAGAGATAGGTCTTGTTTTTCAGAAAGTAAAATTTGTGCATTTGAAACTATTATCTTAGCATTTTTATCTGGTTCAGTTGAACCAGTCCATTTAGTAATTTCAGATTCAGGTATTCCGTACTCAATAAAATCAGAATAAGTTTGTGCTACAAGTTGAATATCAGGCACGAGAATTAAAGCTTTAGCCTTAGAATATTGCTGCTGTATAGATTTAACAAGTAAAGCTATTACAAGAGTTTTACCCGCCGAGGTAGGTAAAACAATTACACCTGATTTAAATTTTAATGCAGATAGAACAGCTTCTTCTTGATAATCTCTAGGGTCAAGATTTAACCTAACAAGTTCTTCTTTTAAAGACGGTATTGTAAATGCTTCAGCAAATTTAGAAGTAAGAGTTGTTTCAAATTGTATATCTTGTTTTTGTAAAAATTCTAAAATAGAAAATATTAATCTGGGTTCAAACCTTCCCTGAGGTGTTATAGCATACTGCCTCGTTTGAGGCCTATAACCAATAGCGTAACGTCGCTTGAAGACTTGTTGTTTATCTTCAACCGAAAAATGTTCTCGAATATTAGGAAGATAGTCTGAAACTATTACACCTTTTTTGCGAGATGTATCATAATCAAATGTTACTTGAACCATTATGTTGTTTCGAGCTTAACAATCTCTATAAGATTTTTAATGTCGTAGGAGACTGAGCGAAAATTAGCTTCTATTTTAGAAAGGTATTCAACGATAAGTTCGTGCTCAGCAATTTGTCCGTCAATTTTAGCAATAACAGGGTGATTTTGCTGAGCGTGTTCTAAGGTCTTAGGGTTAAGACCAACTGGGGATTCATGCTCGAGTTTATCAGCAATCTTTTTTTGTGCCTCTTTTCTCAGTCTTTTAAGTTTTAAAATTTCTTGTTTATGGTACATTAAACGACCTACCCAGTAGTGACGAGTGGCCGGCAGATCCATTTGAATCTGTTTCATATTAAATTCGTCAACAGTTACGTATTTTTTAATCTCTTCGTTATACTTTTCAATTAACGAAATAACGGATTGTTCCTGATCTTCCATAATTAGTACCTTATATAATAGACTCTTTTAAAGAGTAAACAACTTAAATAATTACGTGCTAGACTTTGTTAAAACAGTAACGGAACTATTAAATGAAGAATCTCTTCATCAATGGTTCAAAAGAAACAAAGGTAAGGGTTGGGTAAATTGTAAAAAATCTAAACCTGGTAAAATAGTGCCATGTGGTAGACAAAAAGGTACCAAAGGGCCTTCAAAGGGATACCCAGCTTGTAGACCTACTCTATCTCAATGTACAGGATCAAAAGCTAAGAAAAAAGGACCAAAAAGAATTAAATGGTCAAAAAAGAAATAAATACTCCAGATGCAAACATTCAAAGAGTTTTTTAAACAGCAACTTCTAGAAAAGAAGGATAAATGCTATTACAAAGCTAAAAGAAAATACAGAGTGTTTCCGTCAGCTTATGCATCAGGTTATATTGTAAGATGCAGGAAAGGACAGGTAAAATGATTAGTTTAGAAAATTTAATAAAACAGGTTTTAGAAGAAGAAAATGTTGCTGGTGGACCTGGTTCGGCATTTGGTCCTGGGGTTCAAGCAACAGCCTCTCAGTTTTCAGGTGACACTTATGCACCAGGGGATACCCGCATACCTTACTCAATATACGGTAAGGGTGGTGTAATGACTCGTAAGGGCTTAATTAAAAGCAGAAAAAAGCGTAAAAAGAAAAAACGCTAATTCTGTTTATGGACACAGGACATTGGTTAATAGGTGAGGGTGCTTACGTACATGACAACATGTTCGGGTTCATTTATGAAATAACCAATAAAATTAACGGAAAAAAATACATCGGTAAAAAACAGTGTTCAAGAAGAGTTAAACGTAAACCTTTAAAAGGTAAAACACGCAATAGAATTGATCATAAAGAATCTGATTGGAAAACTTATACCTCTTCTTCTAAAGAATTAAACGAAGATATTCAAAAATATGGAATAGAAAATTTTGAGTTTCATATTATTAAAGTTTGTGGTTCTAAGTGGGAGCTCGGGTACGAAGAAATTAAAGAACAAATTGCCCGGGATGTTCTTCGAAGAGATGATTATTACAACGGAATTATTAATGTTCGTATCGGGACTCCTCCTAAGGCCCTCTTAAATAATACATAATGGAACCGGTAAACGAAAAGGCACAAAAGTCTGTTTTTAAAACTCCAGTATCTCGATGCTTATATTGTAATTCAACATCTTATGGCGAAGGGTGTAGATATGCTCCAAAGGGAGTACACTTTCATCCTTCAGATCCTAAAAAATGTTCATACTGCGGAGCTTTTTCGTATGGTAAAGGTTGTAAGTTAAATCCATTTTCAGATTTACATTTACATG